GCTGTTGTGGATCCTGCTGAGGACTTTTGACCGTCTTGGAGAAGATCTTGAGTTGACCGCGCACAGTTTTAGCGACAAGGTTTCCTTCACGATCATAATAGTCCCCATGACCGTCTCCTGTCAAGCCCATCGCCTTTGCTTGGGCGGCGGCTCTCGATGCTTCTGTGATGAACGCTAGAAATCTTTTCATAATGTTATTTATTGATTATCGGAAGAACTGACGTTGACGTGCAAGTGGTGCTGTAGTGATTCTGGCATTAACTGCATCACTATGTAATAAAGAAGATTGTTCATTATCATCCAAATCAAATCCAGACGGCCTAGGATTTCTGTCCATCAAAAGAGCTGTTGAAAATCTATACGTTCCAGCAGATGCAGATGCTTTGGTTCTTATTCTTAGTTTCATTTTTGCACCAGAATTAAGAATGTTTGATACTCCAATTTTAGCAAGTCCAAGTGGATCACGTCCTAGATGATACAACCCAAATCCTTGTATTTGGATATAACAAACATTTTTATTTTTATAATAACTCGCAAATGTTCTCAAAAATCCATCACCAAAAAGATATGAACTTGGATAATTTTTTATATCAGCATCTTTTTCTTCTTGTGGAACTTGACCACTATTAGAATATTTGAAGAGATTTGGTTTTCCAGGCCATGCTCTATTAACTTCAGCTGCGACATTCATACTGTTTAACAATCTGATCATCTCTTGGGCAACTGGATCGCTTTTTCCAGTCACATACCAAGAAGATCCATTATGTTTTAAACTTGCTTGACCATAATCTGCTGGAGGAGCCTTTACTTCAATTTTTATTTTTGCAACTCTATTTGGAACATATGGTTTTTTACTAAGTCGTGAGTAATCTCCAACCATAAGTTCTAAATCTGCAGCTCTAGAATCTGCACCTGCAGGAGTAAAACCAATTGGTATCATACCCAAAGACTTATATTCTGAAAAAAGATAGTTTTCATAAACAAATCCAACATTCATCTTTTTTAATCCAGCAGGACTATTTGCCCAATCTTCATAATCAGGATCGGCACCATATAATCCTGCAGGATCCAAATCTACTCTACTAGCCATTAAAAAAGAGGCGTTTGCCTCTATTTATTTTATTCAGTTGTATCTTCTTTGTCTTCTTTTTTATTAAATCCAAATGGACCTTCTTTTTCATCAAGTGCAAGTTTTAGTGCAATACCACCGACTGCTTCCATAACCTTTAAAACTTGCTCAGGTTTTACATCTTCACCAAGTTCTTTGGCAACATACCAATACTTTGGCCAGAATGTTTCTCCTGCTTTTTGATAATCTTCAAGTGTGAGTAGTTTCATGTAAAATTAGTTAGAGAATGATAAACTGCTTCAATATGCATATTGCCATGAATATAACCAGCAATGATTATACCAATAGCGAATAAAAAACATGCTACCAGTGATAGCACTAATGGTACTGTTGGATTACTTCCCGACGCCATAATCAGGTGCGTTTTTCTTTTCTAGTTCTCGAATGTTTTGATGTAGTCGTTCCAATGCTTCACGCATCTCGGGTGTTTCTTCCCACTCCCAAGTATCGCCTTTTGAGTTTTTCTTTGACTTTTTACT